TCACCCCACTTTCTGAAAATAGAAAAACAGCAATCCGATTGCACTTGTGAGTAGTGCTCCAATCACTGTTCTCCATAGCCATGTTTGGTTCTTTGAGATTTCGTCGATTCTATGGTGAGCTGACTTCGTGCTTTGCAATGCTTCGTTAGCTGTTTCTTTTGCCTCTTCTGCAGTGTCTTTAACGTCAGTCATAAGATCGATCTTTGTTTCGACACGTACCACACGTTCGCGTATTTCTGATAATATGTCTAGGTCTGTCATATACCCACCTACTTTCAGTATTTGGTGTCTACTAGATCATGCATTACTAACAGATCATAAAGCAGATCATCTTTTTCTGCTCTACTCATTTGTTGAAATGATTTTGCATTTAGCTTTTGTTTTACTTTTTCCTTTTTCGTTAGTTCACGTCCAAACTCTATTTTTTTCCCTTTTTTCGTATGATTCCACATCAATTAGACCCCCTTTATCGTTACATTAGTTTGTCCATATTTAGTCGTGGATTTCACTATGAGATTAAGTATTCCAGGTTGCGTCATTGTTATCTCGAAAGTTACTACACCATTCACTGCATTCTTGCTTGCCACAAGTGTTTCTGTTCCATCTTCATTGAGTTGATAGAGTTCAATTACCTCTGTGCTTGTATTGTCGTCTACTGTTGCAGTGATGGTAGCGGTATCTATGCCGTCTGCTGTGATTTGTGGTTTGTCTACAGATACATGCAGATAGTTATATATTCGAGTTATGTTACCTTTTTCATCCACATCAAAATTAGCTGGATATTTTGTAGCTTCTATCACACCATCGCCAACAAAGATACCTTCAATTCCATCTATGCTTGTGAGATGGTGCATCGACTCAATGCTTACAACGAGACCATTTTGAATCACTATTCTATACATCACCACACCTCCCAATCTATACGTGCATTTAGGCTGGGACTGGATGTGGTCGTGTTTTTAAATTCTATCACTAAGTCAGTCTCGTTTATATATATGTTATTTACGTTTATAGAAGAATTTCCACTTGCTGAATATCCATAAGTACTATTTGAAACCGTTCCCAAATTCCTTTTACTCCAACTCCCCCCGTGAGGATCAGTATAATACTTTATTGTTCCTGTAACTAACGTTGTATCTGGATTAGTTGAAAAATTAACTAAAATACCAAATACACTTGCTTTCATAGTTAATTTACCATGTGCATATATTCCTCCCAAGGGTATTGTTTTTATGAGTGTTTGTTCAGAACTTAATGTATCGGTATATGTTGCATAACCGTATATCTTAGTTTTATTCATAAAATCACTTGCATGTTTCCCATCCACCGTATCCGCATCAAGTCCACTACCTGCACCGTCGTTCCCTGCGTGCCATACTTTGTTTGCATTGATCGTTACATTTGCAGCTTTTATATCTATCGTTCCACCACCAGTAACGCCAGTTCCTCCACCTGCGATAATTCTTGAATCATAATCAACAACAGTAGCACCGCTATGAAAATCAATGAATGGTGTAGATGTAGTACCATCCTTTTTACCTAATTCAATTGCACCATTAGCGTTATTACCTATATCTACAGATGGTAGATATAAAGCACCAGTCATCGTGTCCCCGGCTTTGTTGACCGCCCCCACCTGCGCAGCTGTTACAGCGTGTGGATTGTCGGTGCGAGAAGTATGTGCATCAATGTCCGCTTTTGCTTCGTCGTATTGGGTTTGTATATCATTCATCAATGTTGCAGTAATAATATCCCCTGTTGATACTATCGTTTTTACATATGCCAATTATTACACCCCCCGCACATTTGGATGTATACCTAAGGCTATTTCTAAATCTTCTATTTTCGCAATAGCTTCGATCGTCCCAAAACTTAAACCTCTTGTAATACCATATTTGCAAGAAAGTTCTTCAGGTGTTAAAGTACTTTCTAGCCTTGTAATTTCTGAATGAATTTCTTGATCTGTTACCGTTTTGGCCCAATTTAGGTTATCAATGCGTGACTGCTGAAATTTTATTTCTTCTCCGAAATTCTGAATTACAGTACCGCCAACTTTTTGCAATACCTTTTCATTGTTTTGTAATGCTATTATTTGCTTTTGCAAAAATGATAGTTTTGCATCTAACAGATCTAATATAGGCATCTAATCACCCCGCATTTATATATAAATCCCAAGTGTATGTAATAGACAAAGAAGCTGTTTTTGAAATTTGGTCGTGAATAACTTTATTATATTGTGTTCCAGTACCTGCAGAATCTGTTGCCCCATTACCAAAAAGAGCAGCACTTGTTAATGTATAACCGTTTGCTTCAGTGGATGAAAGGTACATATCGACAGTGAGTTTTCCATCTGCTTTAGCTTTTGATGTAAATACTTTCCGGAATACTTCCGTTATCGTCGGCGTTACTGATGGCTCACTTGTATCAGTACCCAAAGCCATGTGCGTAAGACCAGTCACTGCATCACCAAAAAGAAAATCACGTATAAGATTACGGCCATTTAAAATAACTAAGTTATCAACTACTACTGTTCGTATCCTACCCGTGACTACATTTTCTATCACAATAGTTAATTTACCTTTCAAATCTAAATCTTCCCTCATTGCGTCACCACCTACGCTATTTCTGAATAACCGATTCTTGCATAACCAATTCTTGATTCAGGAGCTCCAGCGCTAATTGTAAGAGTATCAGTTAATTTTGCTGTATCTTTTAATACAAGTAACTTATCCAACACCTCATCATCTCGAACCTCTATCTGCCTGCTTTGATTGAAAAGTTGAACAAGTAAATCTTCTAGCCCTTTTAATTTAGAAGCTATTTGAACATCATAAACATACTTGTCAGCAGTAAGCCAGCTCATAGTAACTTTACGAATTAAAAAGTCACTTTCAATATTTCTTTTAGTGTTTGTAATGTGAATCAATTGCCCACTTCTAAGCCCTCTTTCGTTCGTTCTAAAGCTTCCTGAAAGTAATGGATCGGAATGTTGATCCAAGTCTGCTTGTGATATCTGTCTGGCAAGGTCTTTACTGGCAACTTCTTTGTCAACGATGATATGTTCATATATTCCGTCTCCACCTTCAAGAGCCTTCATGCGATTAATAGAATCATAATCATCAACCACAGTGAGCACAGGAACTTCGTATTTATAAGTGAATTTAACTACGTCTGTTGAAACTGTGTTCAATGAACCAGATATTACATGTTTTTCTTGATAGTTCATGAGAAAATCAACTGTTGATGGGTCATCTATATTCTCAATACCGACAGATTTAGCAACATCATTAACCTTAATTTTTAATTCGTTTGGTTTATAACCAAGGTTCCAAACTTCTTTTCCGCCTTCATGAGTCTCAGTAAAAAAATCTGATAGATAGGTTCCTCCTCTAAAATATACGCGATTTCTAAGCTGCGATATATCAGCTGTAATCTCTAAATCAGAATAATTAGATTCTGTATCATCCAAGGCAAATGGTGCTGAATTAGTGAACTGATCAAAGAAATGAACATCTTTGTCATAGTCGATATACCAATTATACCCTGTGAGCTCTGAAAGCTCTTTAAAGCATTCTCCTGGATACTTATAGTTGAATGAAATACTTTTAATAATCTCTCCCTGTTTTACATTCACTGAAGTAAACCCAGAAGTATATTTTGTTAGAATATCTTTTACAATATCCCCAGCAAACATATTCTCGTACTTTTCAACGACAAGATGCTTGTCTAGTAGTCTTTGATAGTCCCCACATTCAACTTGATAGATAAACTCTCCTGGTACATTCTCGACTTCAGGAGCGCTGACAATATGCCCGGCAAATACTTTGTTTGCTCCTTCCGTTATGATGATTTCTTGCCCTTCAATTGGTTTTTCAGCAACATCAGAGCACTCATATTGAAATGAACAACGATCTTCTTCATCTGTTAGCGCATCTGTCTTTTGAAAAGTGGAAGGATCAATATTAGCTGTTCTATCAATTCCGTTTATTGTAATTGTGAGCGGCATCCTTCCACCTCCTAAATCTTCTTACGCTTCAGTACTGTTTTACCAATTTCACGAGATACAATTGGAGCGACCTCTGATTGTATGAATCTTTTAAATTGCTGTTTAGAGTCTGAGAAGATATTTGACCCAGTGAAATTAAAATTTAAGACAATAGGAGCACTTGCACCAACTAACAAAGGAACCTTTTCTAAAGGTCTTACTTCTGCACCTTTAGGCAAATTTAATAACTCAGGACCGTTTTCTCCTACCCATGTTAGCCCTGATTTTGTTACAGAACCGCCTTCTGCTAAGCCAGGTATATCTTCATCTTTTTTGCCTCCACCTAACCACCATGGCATATCTGGATTAGCTTGTCTATAAGCATCAGTACCTACATCTTTACTTATGCCTCTTTTCCCAATCTGTACCCAAGCTCCATCTTCGTTTTTCTTAAAGATAATATCATTATCATCAACCATAATACTCTTTTGCTGTTGCATAGCCTGAATTGATTTTTCAATCGAATTTGTTAGATTGATCTGCTCAAGCTGTAAATCCATAATGGCAAGTTTTAATTGTCTTGTTGCTTCCGCATTCTCACCTTTTACATGCTTTGAAAGTTCATATTTTTCTTGAAGAATGGTTAATTGTTGCGCTACTAACTTTTGCTCATCCTGGTAATGTTGTAGTTCTAGTGTCACCTTTTTTTGCTCATTAGCTTCTTCACCAAGTTGAGCTTTTCTGATCTCGAATGCTTTATCAATTTCTTTGCGTTGAAAATCAATATTAGACAGTTGTGCTGCTTTATATTCTTCTACTGCATCTTTTGCTTCAACATATGATTGTGTAACTGCAGCATTGCTGGAAACTACATTAGCATTACTAGCAATGACCATATTATCTGATGCAACGCTTTCTTCTGCTTTTCTTTTTTTAAGAGCGATCATAAAGTTTTCTTCTTCAGATATTTGCTTGGTCATTTCAGAGTGTACATATTGTGTTTTGATGATGCTAGCAGTTAATTTTTTCTCGTAATCATCGAATGTCTGTTGAGTTTTCTGCCTGAATTTTTCGATCTTATCACTTAAGCCTGGGATAAAGGAAACCAGGCTTTCAATTTTGGCTAGGATCCAGTCTATTGAGGTGCCAACACCGGATGAGATATCTTTCCAGATGTTGAGCATAAATATCTTTACTTTGTCATTAGTATTATAAAGAGTAACTAATGCACCAACGAGTATACCAATAACTGTAATTATTCGCCCAATTGGATTTGCATTCATTACAAAATTCAAAGCGGTTTGTGATGCAGCTGCGACTTTAGTAGCAATTTGATAATCCTTCATCAGCTTAACTAGTTGAGCTACTTTTACAATAGTTAGTGCAATTCCTCCAGCTGCTATAAGTGAAATTGACCCAAAGGTACTTGTTATTGTAATTATATTTCGAGTTTTTTCGTCTAAGTTATTAAACCAGTTTGTAAGACTTGTAATCTTATCAGTTACTGTCATTACTGCTGGAGCAACAGCTTTCCAGTAGAGTTCTGATGCATTTTTTAAAGAGTTTTGTAAACGATCCATTGCAGCAGTATTGTTATTAGCTCTTTCTTCTGCTATCCCTTCTGCATAAGCAGATTGTTTTAAAAATTCTTGATACCTGACCTGAGCTTTTTCAAGGTCAGTCATCTTTTCCCAACGATCTTTATATGCACCATTCAAGGCTATGTTTTTCATATAAGTATCATTAAGAGTTAAACCTAGGTACTCAGCAGATTCAGCTTCACCTCGAATAGCTGCAATTACTCTTTCATTTGCTTCACTTAAATCTAATCCTTTTGCTTTTGCTAAATCTAAGGAACGTTGAGTTAACATTTGAGTTTGATCAATTGATAACCCATAAGCTTTATTTAATGTATAAACAGCTTGTGCTTCTTGTAAAAATGCGTCTTTCGAAACTGCAGTTTTCGCTTCTAAATTACTTGCCCACTTTTGCCATAACTGAGCTTGTTGCTCTCCATATTGTCTTACTAAGTTATCAGCTGCATTAAATCTTTCCTCAAAAACATTAAATCCTTCAGTTGCTACAGCTGTTAATCCAGCAGTTGTTGCAGCCCCTGCGATCATAGCTTTTTTGCCAATATTGTCTAGGGTTTCTAATCGTTTTTCAATTTCTTTGCCAGCCTTCTCTGCTACAGATTCAGCTTTTTTTAATTCTGTAGTAATTTTATCGATTTGAGTTGCATCCAAACCTAAATTCTTAAGTTGATTTCTAACATTAGCCAATTCGTTTTCCAAAATTTTGGGATTAGCGTTTTTTACTTTTTGATTAATTTTGTCAATCTCATCAGCTTCTAGACCAATATTACGTAGCGACTTGTTTAATGATCCAAATTCTTTTGTTGTTTTTCTAATCGCTTTTTCAATCTCTTTAGACGCCTGGTCTTGGGCTGCTAAAACAATTTCGACAGAATTACGTTTGGCCAATACTAATCCCTCCTCCTGCACTTAACAAACTACGAATTAAAGAAAATGCATCCATAATAACTGCTGGTTGATCTAGAACTCCACCATCATATGGTAGTGAATTAAACTCCCTACAAGTTAGATACAAATCCAAATAGTAATTAGAAAAAGAGCGATTACCTTTTAATTCGGCAACCGCTCTAGTGAGTTTTTTACGTCATCCTCTGTTAAGTTATTCATTTTATTGACTTCATCTAAAATCTTTTCATACACTTCTTCGTCTAAATCTTTGATAGAATCTTCGTTAATTTCGACATCGTTAGCACTCCATGCTTTAATTGCAAATGAAAGCTTTTTATATTCTACTTCATTTACTTTGTTCACAATGTTTTCATTGATATCATCATTATTCATCTTGATATCTTTATCTAATATTTGAATATTCATTTTCTTAAACATACCAGCAAGTTCACTTGTTAAGATATCTTTTTGACCTTTTGAAAGATATTGCAGTTCCACCCAATTCCCTTCTGGCAAATCAATTCGCTTAGTTGGTTTATTTTTTGAAAACACAAAAATTCATTCCTTTCTACCAATAAAATAAAAAAATTAAGAGGATTTTAAACATATATGTGGTATTTTTTAGAATATGATGTATAAAAAGGAGGCGTATTTATTATGATGACTGTTGTTGTGATTAGTATTTTATTAAGCATAGTTTCTCTGATTCTAGCAATCGTTTTTGCTGTTATTAAAAAAAGAAAAAGATTTAACCAAAGCATCTTATTCACTTTTGCTTTTATCGCAATACTATTTGCGTCTATCTTTCTATTACCTGAGGATGTAGTTACGAATTCACCTGAAATTTCTAAGTTGTATCGTGTTGATGATAATATCTCATCAGTTCACTTCCAAAAAGTTTATAAAAAAGACAATACTTATTATGTTGAAGTAGTTTGGACTGGTAAAGAAAACCCACCTCAAAACACTGTCGAAGCATATGATTGGTTGAAAACTTTAGAAGAAATGCTTAGTAACCAATTTAAAAATTATAGACCTGATGCTCCCATTGTCTTGGAATACTATAACAAAGGTGAAAAGATAACTTCTTTAGCAATAAGTAAGTAAGCACTCCATTTTAGAGTGCTTTTTTTAATACGACTGTTTAGTATTAACCAAAGTTACTTTCATAGCAAAATTCGATGCAGGATCATATTTCGCTACACCCGTTGCTTGTGCTGTGATTTGTTCAGATCCACCGATGTTGATCGGAAATGCAGTATAACGTAGCTTCGGTATATCAATTATAAGCTTATAAGTAAATGTTCCACTTATTACATCACCTGTTAGTTCGATGCGTGTAGCAACTTCTTGTTGAGCTCTGAATCGATTAAATTCACTCAGATCAGAAAGATCAAAAGTAAAATTCACGGGGAAAGTTCTTCTTCCAGTTCTTCTGATACGAGAGATCTCACGAGTACCGGAAAGTGTTGTTCTACCTTCAAGGCTGTTGTTTACGCCGAATTGAAGTGTTTGAACGTCTTTATTTTCTGCACCATTGATTGATATTTTAGCTTGATGCCATAGGAATGGATTTGTTACTTCAAAGCTAGGCGCCGTTTTTGCAATAAGTTGAAGTGTTTTTGCAATGACTGCAGCCGAACCTTGCATGATCTTTTGATCAGTACCAAAAGACAACGTTAAATCATTTACTACAGCTCCGGTATACTGAAAGGCCTGCTCTAAATCGCGATGAACTTCCAATGTATAGGGTGGTAAAGCACATAAAGATGAGAAATTGTCTTGAACAGGTGTGAAAACATGTTGGTAAACAGTTGGGCTCCCTGTTGCATCAGGCTGAGTCGTAACAGGTTCCCCAAATGCAGCTCTAAGCATATGTCCCAAGACGTTTGGATAAACTTCGAATGAAATATCACCGGCAATGTTATGTAAGCCTTCAAACGATGCCGACTCATCCACAATACCACGCTGCGCTGCACTTATAATTTGTTCGATTTCTTCGTTAATCCCTTCAGATACAAATTGAAGGTATTCAGTCGAAGCTACTGGAGTCCCCCATGTAGCTTCTTTACCTAGTCCAATGTGAGTTAATGCACCAAAAGGCATTATTCATCACCATCTTTCTTCTTTTTACTTTTTATTTCTTCAAAAAAGCCGGTTTTAAATAAAGTTTCATTAAACTCTATTTCATCATCGCCTGGCTTAAATACTCCGAAGCGCGGGAATTCCCTAGGTTCATTTCCTTTGTATATCATCTTCTTACTCAATAGGATCACTCCTTTAATAATTCTCTTGAGTAGTAGCTTCTAAGTGCAATTCTGCCATTAATTGCGGATTATTCTGGTCTGTTAAAACAAAAATTTCTCCATTTGTGATTGTATGATATAAGCAAGTACTGTTTAACGATGGATTTTGCCTTAATTTGTCCAATGAATCTAGTATAAGTTGTTTTAACTCTGTTTGAGCCTTTTCTGCATCGTTCAATTGTACGTAAATACGTAAAATCCATCGCCAATCAACGTATTTTCTCCTAGTACTCTCATCTCTTTGCTTAAATCCATCAAAAAACAAGCTTGTAGCCGGTAGTTGAACTAAATTCTTAGGTTCTTGGTCATATACTTTTTTAAATGCTGCCACTTGCTCTAATATACTCTTGACATTGGTTTCAATTACTCTTAGATCTGTCATCTTAGAAACCTCTCTTAACTAAATCATTAATAGCTTCTTGAACACCTTGAGAAAATAAACCTTCTATAGTGCCTGCGCTCTCCATTTCATTGATGGTTCCACCAAAGAAGTTGTAAGCGCGCACCCCTGGATGTTTAACTACTTTGACTGGATGATCAGCACCGGACCAAGCAATAGATTTTTTAAGTTTAGTTTTGATTGTATGGGGCTTAGCTCCACCTTCTAGTATGTGAGCTTTGTAAGAAGTTGAACCTATGATCGCTTTTGCTAGTTTAGTTGTTTTTTTGAGCTCATAATCAATGCTTTTTAATAGATTTCCTTTTCCGACTAGCCCTTTAGTTACGATTGTTTTTTTACGTTTTTGTCTACTGCTTTACCAACGTTTTCTAAACCTTTTTCAATGGCATCAGACGCTAAATGTTGATGATTATCTATTAAATATTGTGCGTCTTGGCTTATTTCAAGATTCCCTGTGATTTTTATTGCGACCATTTACACCAACACCCTTCTGTACGGTCCTAATATTATTCTTATTTGCGGTGGAATAGCCTCTGGACGCAATACAATACCTTCGCCAAAGGTACGACCGAAATCTGCAACGTCCATTTTATAAAAAAACATTACAAGATGCTTACAAGCAAGTTCTACATCTGCAGGAATTGCAGTATAACCAGCTGTATATGTTACTTTAATATTCATTATTCCTGCTGGCCAAACTGAATTTAATCGTACTACGATTCCAGAATCTTTCCGTACCTTATATTCAGTCGAGTCTACTAAAACATCATCAATTTTGATAGACGTGACTGAATATACCGGAAAGTTTTTAAGTATAAGATTTGATGTTTCTTTGCCGTCGTATTCCTCGTCTGTGTAAGTACTCTCAATAAACGAACGATTACAGTAGTTTTCGATAACATTAGATGAAGCGTTGATCAACGCTTCAAACAAAGAATCCTGACTTGTATCCGTTGCATCGATTTTAAGGTATTCTTTGACTGCGGTAACGGAAGTTAACGCGTTTGCACTAAGCGCCATTTAGATCACTTCTTCCGCTGTGTTTTTTTAGGGGTTTCCTTCTTTGGAACTTCTTTTTTCTCATCTGGCTGTTCAACATACGCAGCATATTTACCAGCAACTAAGACTTCTGCTTCTTTTATATCCACATCATATTCTCTACCTTCAATCATTACACCATCAGGACCAGCGCTAGTCGTTTTCATTCTAAGTTTTATTTTTTCAGCCATTTTCACACCTCCAAAAAGCCGGGCATCTTTACCCGGCTTAATCAACCAATTATTACACTACTGGATACTTACGTGCATGTCCTCTAACTACTAAGGCGCCATAAACACCGCCTGTAGTAGCACCGGACACTGTGCTTACTACACGAATATAACGTTTTGTTCCGATATATCCTACACGTTGGTTAGTGCTATTTGCTAGATTTGATAATGTCCCGATCAAATCAGCTGCATCAACAGCAGTAAATGTAACATTATCATCGCTTTCTTCAATTGTTGGTGTATGAGTACCATCAGTAATAGTGCCAACTTGAATAACAACAGTTGCAGCATCAAAACCCTGTAAATCAACACCAGTACCATTAGCAGTTGCTGTTCTTGCAGCCGGTTCTAACGTAGTAACTGCATCAATATTATTTTTCATATCTTGCACTTTAGATCACTCTCCTAATTAATATTCTAAAAAAACAAAGAAAGAAGGGCATAAAAAATAACCCTTCTTTTGGGTTAATTACTTTAAGCTAATTTCACACGTACAAACGCTTCTTCCAGAACTGGCATACCATCTGTTTCTAGGCGACCAATAAATCCAGTCTGATTAGTTTCAGCATAAAGTTCTACTAAACGTTGGATCTGCATATCTAATGCATCAGCAATCCAATAGTAACTGAAAACTCCTAAAATACCAACGTAGTTGCCAGTAGTAAATGTGTTTGGAGCGTATTCACTCATGTGGTAAGGTAAATCAAGAATTTTGTCAGGTTCACCGCCAGCTAAACCAGGCGTCCAGATGTATTGATTATTTGCATCTTTCAATTTGCGAATTTGTTTTACTGCATCACGATGGAAAATCCAACGTGCTCTTGGATGATATGCTCCTTTCAATGCAAATTTCGCTTCGATTAAACCATCGCCTTGTATTGAAGTTGCAGTATTACCTGTGCTTACATCTCGATTTGTAGAAATACCATCTTTTGACGCAGTAAATATACCTAATGGTTTATTTACTCCATCACCAGTCATAAACGCTTTTTCTTGGGCTACAGCAAATTTGTAAGCTAAACGTTCTCTAACTAAAGACTCAGCTCCATTACTGGTTAATCTAAGCAATGTATTAGAGATTAATGCACGCTTGGATAATGGATGTGGACGAAGTTCACGTTTACCGAATCCAATTTCTGTTGTGCTACCTGTTTTTAATTCTGATGTCCATTCAGCATCATCTGCGTCAGAATCCAATGTTGGAACACCTAAACTTTTTGAAGTGGCAATTGATTCTGTAGTTGCAAATTGACGAATAATTACATGATCATCAACCGCTTTGATTAACTCTTGAACAAATTTTTGAGCTGCTACTAAGTAACCGCCACCTGCATCGTTGTCAGCTTGCATTGCACGAATTTCTTTTTCACTTAAAGCAGTAGTACCGGAACGAATGAAGCGTTCAAATGCTGCACGATATTCTTCAGTTGCTCTAGGATTTTCTCTGCTCTCTGGGTTTTGCTGTTGACCTGGTTCTTGACGGTATGGTTCACCTTCACGACCTTCAAGGCCACTTTCTAAAGCTAATAATCTTTCTTCACGCTCAATCTCCTTACCCATATCATCAACATCTTTCATGATACGGTCATACTGGTCTTCTTCTTCAGAAGTCAAACTACGGTTTTCTTTTTCTGCAGTTTCTAACAGATGCCGTGCTTCTTTTACTAATGCAGCACGTTTTTGTTTCTTTTCTAAGATTTTTTTCAATTTGATCACTCCTTAAATTGATTTTTCTAATAAATCTAGCTTTTTCTTTCTGATAGCTATTTTGCTATCAGGTTTTTTCGCTTTTGTTTTTTGGACATAAGCTTGATAAACGTCTTGAGCTGATCTAACACCAACCGACGTTTGGGGATATGCAGCAAATGTCACAGGTGATACTTCATATAAGTCAGCTTCTAATACGGTTCTAATAGGATAGTCCGGGTCTGCTTTTTCATCCCATTCATCCTTAAAGCCCTTAAACATAAATGACATCTCTGAAACATCACCACGCCTAATAGATTCGACTGCATCTTTTCCCCAAGTGGTTTCAGGGGGAATGAGTTCGAATTTTGCTCCTCTGTCATCTTCATAAATAGTTAATGTCTTGTTAGTGGTTCTACCAAGGACTTTTGATACATCATGTTGCCATAAGGCTCGAATATCGCCATTAACTAAGTTTCTAAATGCACCTTTGGCAAACTTTTCACGAAAAAAACCCATAATTGGATTAGATAATTTCTCCCACTCAATAAAATAACCGGTTATCTTTATAGGCTCGTCACCTTCTCCAGCCCTAACTTCAATACCTGTTATGTCAAATGCCCTTTGTTCAAGTTTTTCATTCATTCTTACCATCACCCCCTTTATTGCTTGCTTGATTAATTAATTGCGTTTTTGGTAGGCTTGCTGAATTAATAAAATACACTTTACCTTGTCCATTTGGTTGCGGATTCATGTTTTCAAGCTCTCTTATTTCGTCGGCATTAAACCATCCGTTTTGGGAAGCTATTTGATAAGCTTCAAAACGACTTTTTATATCCCCTCTTAGAAGCCCATCTACTTTAAACTCAGGGAAAAATTTATCAGAATTAAATAGCTTCATCTTAAGAGCTTGTTCAATTCTGACTAACCAAGGACGTATTGTGTGAACTACAAATTCGATTGATTGATGTTCGATATTACTGAAGGTCGCTCTCTCCAGATCACCAATCATGTGCGGTGGAACACGGAATATCCTTGCTATTTCGTTTAATTGAAATTTACGAGTTTCCAAGAATTGTGCATCGTTTGGTGGAATAGTGTTTTTAGCAAATTGCATTCCTTCTTCTAAAAGCATCAAGGTATGAGATTTGCCAAGCCCTTCGTATTTTTCTTGCAATTCTCGCTTTAAACGTTTATAAGCTGGATCAGATAATGTATTTGGATGAGTTACAACAGCTCCGACATTCATACCATTTGCAAAAAATCTTGATCCAAATTCTTCAGCTGCGAGACTTAATCCTATTGCCTCTTTTGCCATTTGGATAGGAGAATAACCAACTAACCCATCAAAACCTAAACCTGGTACATGAATAATTTGTTCAAAATAAAGTATTTTTGTCCCTCCATCAGGCAAATTCAGTTCATATTCAATCCTTTTTGTCTTTTCATTTCTTTTAGGTTTAATTTTATTTGGAGTTAATGGCCATAACGCTACCGGTCTTCCACTGTTGTTATATTCAATATAAACATATCCGTTTCCCCAAAGCATGATATGAGAAACGATAGTTTCCCAGAAAGTAAATGCTGTCATTTCTTCGTTAGGTTGATCATGTAAAAGCCTAAATAACGGATGATCTCTTGCTTTTTCTTTTCCATTATTTTCTAACCTTTTGTAAACATTTAAAGGTAGTGATGCTATGGTCTCGGAAATTATTCTTACAGAAGCAAAAACAGCACTTGAATACAGCGCTGTTTGTTCGTTAACATTTATTCCACTTTTAGATTGCGTACCACCAGTAAACCAATCAATTACCCAACGTTCCGGCGTAGATAAATTAGAACGTTTTTCAAGCAATTTAGTTATAATAGGTATCTTCAAAATGTAATCACCCCTCTTTCTTCGTATATTGAAGCTTTATTCTCACCAAATTGTATTGCTACAGCCATTGCTATGATTAAAGCGACAGTAAGGTCTATCCTATCAAAAGACTTATTTTTCATAGGCTTTATGTTCTCATTGCCATCAACAGCTATATTTACATTACCAAAACACCAACGAGCCAAAGGATTTTCTTCATGTTTCATATGGCTCGACCTTAGAAGCCGTTCAGTTTCTTTCATTGCAGGAGATAAATTATTCATATTTTGCAGTATTTCTATTACATCAATGTCTTTATTAATCAATCTTTGAGTCAACATACGGCTATTCCAAGGATCTGAACCGAGAGCAACAAGATTATATAGCTTATTATGATTTAATATTCTGGCTTCAACGAACTCATAATCAATAACGTCACCAGGTGTTGCATGTAAATATCCTTGGTTAACCCATCTATTATATGGAACATGGTCTCGTCTTACTCTCTCTTTCATGTTATCTTCTGGAATCCAGCCCTCAGAAATAAAATACCAATCATCTAATCCATCTTGTGGAGGAAAAATTAAAACCAACCCAGTAAGGTCGGTTGTAGATGAAAGATCAAGTCCGGCATAACACTTCTTGCCGATGAGATCCGCTTTTGTGATTTCTTTTTCCGTCGTCGAGTCCCAAAGCGTAAGCGGGAGCCACCCGACTTGCTTAAGTGAAACCCATTGATTAAGCCGCAACCACCGGAATAATTTTTCTTTTGCTGGATCATTCCTAGCACCTATGGCTTCTTGACGGACACTCTCAATGTCGATCGTGACACCAAGCGAAGGGTTTGCCATGTACCAGGTAGCTTCGTCGAAGATGTCCGCATCTTCTGGTGCGCCGTAAATTTTTACATACCAATATGGATCTTCTATTTCTCCATCTTGAACTTTTCTAGCATATTCGTGTACTTCCCAACCTATTGATTTTCTATCTGGATCATCACCAGCAGTGGTAATAACCCAATATAAAGGTTCTTTACGAGCGGCTCCAGAACCGAATGTCATGACATCCCAAAGATCGCGATTTGGTTGAGCGTGAAGCTCGTCGAATATAACAACCGTCGGGTTGATACCGTGCTTTGTATATGCTTCAGCAGATAAGACTTTTAAGAACGTGCCAGTGTTTTTGTTTTTAATTAACTTTTTACTGTCTGTAATCTTAAGAATTTCTTGTAACATTGGTTCTTGATCTATCATCTGCTTAATAGCGTTGTAGACTAGTGATGCCTGTTCTCTATCTGCAGCAGCAGTATAGATCTGGCCACCTGGATCATCTAAGACTAAATGGTACAGTGCCAAAGCTGCTATTGTAGTCGTTTTAGCATTCTTCTTCGGGATTTCTAAATAAGCATAGCGGTATTGGCGATATCCATTGTTGTTTACAGTTCCGTAAACATCCCATATAATTTGATGCTGCCAATCTTGTAATATAAACGGTTTTCCATAAAAGTCATCTGTCAAATGAAGAAGTTGAATAAACTCAATAACTTCTAAGGCCCTGTTTTTATCATGTCGCATTACCTACACCACGCTTATTTAAAAAAGACGCCATTAAACTTTGTTCTTGATTTTCTGGTGTTTTAGGTATTGACCTTAAGGCTGATTGTATGGTCATAATATTTTCTTTGGATATATCAAGTACCATTTTACGTTTAGCCATGAGAGATTTATCCAGGCTTAAAATTTGACTTTGAAGTTTCATTCGGAACTGCGTTTTTTCAGTAAAGCTTAAATCCTCATCATCAGCATGTTCTTCAAAATCCCCAAGCGTTTTTAAGAACTGTGTTCTTGTCGATTCCATTTCTTTGATCTCTGCAACAAGCAAGCAATGTGTATTAATGATGTTGCCGTAAAGGTCATCATCTTTGTTGATAGATTTTAGAAGCTTTTTGATTCGCCTAAATTCTTTGTGGGCAATAGGATTTTTTTTACTTCCGGAGATTCTTTCATAGTGACTCCAGTCAGGAGTTCGCTCTCCGCTTTTGCCCTCACGGCCTTTTCAGCTTTTGTTCGATGCCCCTGAACTAATTGCAATGGTTTTGGAGGTCTACCTCCTGGCATGGTCATCACCTCTTTTCTAAATGCACTTAGTTTTGGGAAAAAATCTCGCGCGAAGGTGGGGCGCCGGTCTAGGGCTTGCTCCTTGTAGAGATTGCCTACCCCCTCCCCATTGTTAGGATTAGGTAATTCTAATATAATTAATATAACCCTTGAAGGGGAGAAAGGAGCTGGTCTTCTTGACACAGGTTTTGAACTTCCCTCGTTCCTTAAAATTAGGTAACACTACTGGATAATCTACATAAACCAAGTAGACCCATTAGTGTCCTAGTTGCTATGAGCTATGAGGGGTAATAAAAAAGCTGAGCCACAACAGCTTAAGTCATAGCCTCACCCATAGAAGCCAAGAATGCACCTCTTGGTGATTTTAGAACCCAGCAACCATACTGGATAATTCTAAATATCTGCAAGTGAGTTAAGGTTCCCAAACGTGGAACAAACCCAAGAAAAGGTGCATTTTCCTTGGGTTTTGTTATTTTTTATACTTTTAATCAAGCTCAGGCAAATCTACAGCCTGCCCTTTTAGTTAATGTATATACCTTATCCATTCTCAAACCATCCATTCAATCCTTTACCCTTAATATACCTATGACCCTTTACGCTATTGCAATGGATGCATGCTGCTTGGTGATTGTTTGTATCCCAAAATCTTGGGTCGTTCTGTCCATCAGGAGGGTCGATATGGTCAACACACTGCGCTAGTCTAGTGCATCCAGGGAATTGCAGTTTGCAAAACGCATTCTCAGGCTGTTTAAGAAAATATTTAGAATATCTTTGCCAGCGCCAATCATAACCTCTCTGTGCAGCTGTTCCACGATGTTCATCATATCTTTTCTGTTCTTGTTTCTTATGCTTCTCACAATAACGTTCTCTTGTTAGGTTCGTGCATCCAGGATATGAACACGGTTTCAATGGTCTATTCGGCATTTTTATCCGCCTTCCACCCATCCAACTTTATACACCGCACGAACGGACAAACAATCTTATTTCCAGCATGGCTAGCCCACACACATTTATTACACATAACCATCACATCCGAGATAAAATAAAGACCGCCCATTCGGACGGCCATAAGGGGGAGAAAAAAGTATGAGATAATTACAGTTTTTACTTGATATCATAATAACAGTTTTATTAGCACTTTCTCTACGCATTTTCTACGCGATTTCTACGCGTTTTAAATGATGTTCAAGGCAGTTGCTACTTTTCTTATAGTTTGATCCTTTAATTTATAATAAGCTGTTGAACCTAAATTTAATGACGTATACACTCTAATATCTGATGGGAATGCAGGATTGAAATACTTTTCTTTAACTAATCTTTTTTCTTCATGATTAAGTGCATTTAACGCTCTTTCAATCTGCATGATTTTCAATGCTTTTTCAGCTCTCTTGATACCAAACTTCTCAGTCGTATTTGAAATGTCTGTTCCTCTTATACTATCTTCATATGAACTAATCAAAGAAGGGAATAGATTGCCAAGTCCAGCTTTTTCTAACTCTTTCTCATTTTCTTGTGATGCCTTTAAAGCAGGATACTCATATAAAATACGTTCAACTTTTCTTACGTACAAAGATTTAGGTATCTCTTTTTCTAAAAATGACAGCTGTTCCATATACAACCACCCCTCACCCGTGATATAATATGTATGAGCAAACATATTTTCCTCTCACTAGCTGAGGGGATTTTTTTATCTAACAACTACTTTGAATCGTTTATTCTTGCTGTATTTATTTTTGTATTGTTTAATCTCAATCTTATCCACATTTTTAAGATAAACAATAACTTCATTTGTTGACTTCTTGATCACGTATAGATCCACGGCTCATCTCCTCCGTTGTTAGAAAACTCCAATGTCGCTTTAGGCATCGTGTTCATCCTCCTTTTCTAAAGGAGCAGCGTTAGGCCGCTCCTTGCTTTCCTTCATCTTTGCTATCCTGATCATCATCAGTCGTTTCCTTGTCAACATCTTTTTGTTCTTGCTCGGTAGCAGTTGTATCTATCCCTTTTTCTTCTCTCCAATCGTTCCACTTTTTAGCCAGTGGAGCTACTCTTTTTCTGTACTCATCGATAACTTCGGCTAACTTACCAGAAGATATTTCAAGCTCACGGGCCATTTTTAAGTACGATTCGCCATCAAATCTACGTTTCATAATATTTTCAAAATCATATTTTAGATCATCATATGTAGGTGCTAGTCCACTACGGATGAATTCATCTACAATATCTCTGTCAACTTCATCTGTTTCTTCCTTCGTCTCTACTTTTTCAGGTGGAAGCCCTAAGGTTAATTGCTGTTGCTCAAGATCAGGTTTTGCTTCGGATACAATACCATTTTCATCAACTTGATAAGTAATCAATGGTTTATTATCTCTAGCATTTAGTATAATGTTATACGATACAATCAATGAATCTAGGCTAACTTCAACCTTTTGATCAATCATTTCGGAAAGCATGTCTAATTTACCATTCAGACCGCTTCCTGTTACTTCAAGTACAATTTCCTTTGTTCCGCCCGGCTTTAAATTCACTTTTTTTACAACAGACTTAAATTCGATATATCCCATTTTTGATTTCCCCTCTCTAAATTTCACTGATTTGCACTTCAATGCGTGGTCGTTCGCTGTACCATTTGCCAATCTGAACATCAACTACTTGGCTATCATCTTTCCAAATCACCATCTTGAGAGCGTCCTTAATAGCTTTTAGATAGTTGTCAGCATCGGGTTTAGTTGTAGGTCTAATCAATCCTAACTCAGCCTGTGATGTCTTCTTCTTGCTGAAACTTTTGGGTATTGGTCTATAGATTCTCACTTTCATTTCAATCTGACCAGTTAGAAGATGTTTTGGCGCTTTTTCAGAAGCTACAAGTCTAACATAGTCTTTGTAGTCACTAGACTTCTTAGGATCGTACATTCGAATGTGGCCATTGATTGTCGTTGCTCTTGGTCGTCCCTGCGCCACTGGTTCTCCGTACACCGTAAATTGAATCACTGCACTACCTCCCATCCAAGGCGTTCAAGCCATTCTACAAACGGAATAGCAGCTATCTCCGGTCTGTTTAATTTGACATATTCGCTCGTGTAATAGTTTGCTAGTTTTTCGAGTAGCTCGTCAGGCATCGTTGATCACTCCTTTAACCCAAACGGTAAATTAATGCTTTTCGGCAATAACCAAAGGATGACGTTCTCATTTTGAATCATCCATTTCCAACTGCTTTAATAATTCACGAACTTCCTTCATCGATTCTTCAACGTCTTTTTCAGTCACATTTAGTGGTCTGAACAAATATCCAGAAATTTTTGGTTCGATCACTATTGGCATTTTGCTCACCCTTTCAATCTAAAGTCTTCGCCTTCGACTGCATATATTCGTCCTTTAGACATTCCGAACAGTTTACTAGCAGCCGCATCACCGATCTTTTCTGTTAACGTCTCTAGGTCTTCGTTCGATGAAAAAATGATCGGTCTTTTTGTTTTATATCGCTCATTGATGATTTGATAGTACATATCTAGCCTAAATCCGCTCGTTTTTACTTTTCCAATGTCGTCCCAAACAAGAACAGGTGTTTGAATCACTCCACCTAGAATCTTATTGAAATCGATTCCGTTATCATCATATGTTCTTGATGCTGATAGATCTTCCATGAGTGAAACATCAGACACAACAAGCGTTGGATATCCATGTCTCATCAACCATTTTGCTGCAGCGACTTGAAGATGTGTCTTGCCAAGCCCAAAGTTGTTATGTATCTTCTTCATCTTCGCTCGTAGCGTTTTGTCTTTGATTTCTTTTAACCGTTGCTCTCCAAACGCAGCGATAAATCCAATGCTATTAGATGATTGATCTTTGATGTCAGCAAACTCTTTGAGATATTGAGTCATTGCATCATATAGCGTTTTTTGAGCATCGTTCGTAATCTTGTAAGTGTCGAATCTAGCATCTTTGAATTCGTCTGGAATCATCGCGTTTTTAATGCGCGCATTTAGTCGCTTTTGCTCCATACACGAACACTCTCTTGCTGTCCAGCCGTCTACTATGAACCCTGCGTCCTTGCACTTTGGACAGTCATACGTTGTTTCTGACTGTTTTGACGAGTCCAGGAAATTGGTCGTAGTAGCTTTCCTCAATTCGTCCACTCGTATCTGTAGTTCTGTCAGATCCAGTTTTTGCATTTGGCTTCCTCCTTTCTGTTTTGTTGTAGTGTTTTTGCATGATTTGCTTGTAGCAATATCCGAATGAATTGATCGTATCGCCTTGGAACTTCGGCTTGTAGGTGTCGAATGCTTCGTCGATCCACCGCAGCACGTCGTCAAGGTCAATATTCGCTGTTATAATGTTTTGGATTTGTTCAAATTCTTTCGGCGAGATAAAAAATCCACTGCCTTTTCGCTCGAGAAATTTTTGCTCTATCAATCTCGCTGATTTTTTTCTTCGCTTTCTTCAACAACAACATTATCTTTTTTATCTTTCTTTTCTTTTTTATTATTGTTCCAACGCTGTTCCAACGCTGTTCCAACGCTGTTCCAAGTTGTTGTTTTGTAGTTGTCTAAACCTTGATATAACTCGTAATTTACCACTGTGAATAGTGTTCCATGTTCTGTCTCTTCGATTTTCAATCGATTTTCTTCGACTAATTGATTAATTTTTCTTTGAACACTAGAAAGTGGATATTTTTTGATTTTCCGATTTTCGGTATATGCTAGTTCATCAATTAGATTCCGATATGATTTTAAGAATTGACCTCGTTTAACATGGACATTTCCAACCTTAATGCCTTCTTCGGCAAATACGGCATTTCCGTAGATGTAAAAGAAAATACGAAACTTCATAACATCCTGCCATATAGGGTGATTAAATATATCTCGACTTGTTTGAAACGCTCCAGCCAACTTTATTCACCCTTCTTTCTAAAATTTGGTGACATCGGCTGCCACCGTTTCTATGTATAAAGTTTCTTGTTTCCAGCGGCCATCCACTTGTACTCAAAAGGGAATGGAATTTGATATTCAAACATTAAACCTGTCCATCGAATAATTCATTGATTTCAGTTTCTTGATCAGCTTGTTCAACTTGATCCATGTCATGATGTTGACTAATATCAATTACATCATCCACGTACTCAGGATCACTGGTGATATCTTTCCGAACAACCTCATCTTGTGATGCTTGTTGTTGAATCTCAATACTGATAGGCAAGTACTTCCACATATGCCTTACTACTGTCTTTTTAGCCATCTCTTCGTAGTCCGTGATCCACGGGCCATTTTTTGAAGCCTTAGAACGTTGACGTCGTTTCTCAATCTCTTCGATTGGCATAAATTCAAACTGGTATCCACCATCTTTGAAATGAGCGACTGCGTATACCCCAACCATTTGCCCACGTTCTTTCATTGCAGGCTTGTGAGTGAGTTTAGGGTGTAATCCATACTCATATTCAAAATCATCATTCTCGTAAACTGCATGAGCATAAATGCTTTCAATATGACCAGATCTACGGGCTAGATCAATCATTCCTTTATATCCAATGATGAAAGTGGCCTCTTGACCGTAAGGAATGATGTAACAGTGTCCAATTAGATTAGGTTCCAATCCAAGTTGCGCTGCTTGCATGACAGCTCCCATTAAAGAAGGAACGGAACATTGTAGCAATTTAGGATTTGTTCTGATTGTTGTCAGAGCAATTCGAGTCATACGGTCAATATCCATATGTTTAGGTAGTGCTTCTTTAATTTTAGGTGCCATTGCTTTTAAATAAGCCTCAATTGTTTGGGCTGGTGATGATGTAGGAGCTTGTCCGTTTGCTCTGTTTGCTAACTGATTCTTTACATCTTGTGGTTTTGCCATAGTAAATCGCCTCACTTTATAAAGTTTCGTCTAAAATAATCTCATTATCTTTTAATACTAAAATATCGTGGCCGTAATACCCGTTATGAGCGTTATATACAGCTAATTGAAATACTCCATTGGTTGTGACGAAATCTACGAATTGTATTCCTCCGCCATCACTGTAGTAATCACTTTCTTCAACTTTTTGTTTATTCAAGGCTGTATCAGTCAGATCTATTTCTTTAAGTTCAGCTCCTACGAAATGGCTTAAATCATCATCACTCGAAAAATATCCCCAACTTTCACAACAGGATTGATAGTTTTGGATTAAAACCTGAATGACATGAACATCCGTTTCTACTTTGTAACCACCCATTCTTCGGAAACCATAATTATCAACTTTTAGATCAAAAACTTCTTCTATCTTTTTGATTTTCCCTAATGAGTCCATTATCTTCACATCTCTATTTGATTGAAAATCTACGGTAAGATGATTGCTTAGCGTATTTTTCAAACAGATCAGGATGATCTTTTTTGAATGTTTTACTATCAAATTTAGTTGAGTTTACTGTTTTCCAAGTGATAACATGGTAATTAGAAAATCCTTTTTCATATTCACCAAGCATGGCTTTTAAGCGATTCTCATACTCTGTTTTCTTTTCTTCTAGCTGCTTTAGTTCTTCGCTGACTTCTTCTAAAGCTTCAATCAATACATCAGCTTCACTTTCAAGTTCTATCTCGCTATCAGGTTCAGCTGTTGGATATAAAGTTTTAAGCAAACTACTAGATGCCTCAGAGCCATCGAACATTGGTGGATTTTGCTTAAGAACATGATTCTCCCAGAAGTCTTTTTCAATGTTAATCAGAAACTCAATGATTTCTTCATCGCGTTCGATCTTCTTGTAGATGAACTTATTTCCACCGATCAGCACGGCGATCCACCACGCTTCATAACCTGTTACAGCCATGTAATGCTGTACTTGCAATAGATAAGCGGCAGGAATCTCGTCATCCTTCCATTCGTTCTTCATGTACTCAGAAGCGGTCTTACACTCCAAACCCACGTTTTCACCAACTATCAATCGATCGATATTTGCAAGCATGAAAGGATGCTCTGGATGTTGAAGGATTGCATTTTTTCTTCTTACTTTTAAACCAGTACGCTTTGAAAACTCCTGAGCTACAACATCTTCGAGTAATGTTCCAAAGTACGCTGCCTCACTTACTACTTCTTCTACTTCTACCATTCCAGTTTTCTCTAAGTAGACAGCCACTGGAGACTTCCATTTGTTCAGACCTGCAATCGCTGCAGCGTCACTGCCACCAATTCCATTACGTCTTGCTTTGAGCCATTCCTCACGACTCATATCATTTGTCATCGTTAAAACAGTTGCGTTCATTAATAATTCCCTCCGTTTAATTTGAATTTTTGAGGGCTATCTAGTAAAATTAAATTGGGTGTTTTACTAAATAGCCTTATTGATTTAAGCCGTTTGCTTTGCGAGAGCAGCGGCTTTTTCCATTTCAGCTTCAATGGCTGCTTTTAAGTCCTTTGCCTTTCCAACAAATACGAATAACTTTTTCATACTATCGCCTCCTTTAATTGGCTTTTTACTTGCCGTAGTCTCATAGTGTAATACTTAAGTGCTCCAGCTACTTCTTGATCATTTGAGTTCTTGAGCATCTTAACAACACGAGAGTAATAGTGCACTTCATCAATCAGCTTCCCCATTCTTATACCTCCTCACATAATCCAAAATAATGTGTAATGTATCTAGATCGTTGTTGTTTGTTTCACGTAGTGCTTGCAGTAACATGCTTACCATCCTTATCCCCTCACGTAATGTCTTTCTTGTAACTTTTTGAAGTGTTCATGCCAGAGCTTAATCCAACTGAACCCATACTCTTTTGTTAATATCGCCACTAAATGACTTGCCGCATAAATTGCATCGATTACCTGTAACAAAGTTTTTTTAATCTTTTCTAACTCGGATGGACTAACGGAATTTGCTAAGTTGACTACCGAAATTCCTCTTAATGCTTCAATAGCCTCCTGTAACTCCTCTTCCGTCTTGGCTTTCACGCTTGCTCTATGTAGATCTACAAATTCTCCATCAAGCTTTCGTACCCATGTTCCTGCTGTATACTCATTAGCAACTTCCATGGCAAACCAAGGATTGTCAAACTTCTTGACGATATTTTGCGACACATCCACTGGTATCTTTGCTCTTTCAGTCTCATAAGCCGAGATACTTTCACGACTTACATTCAGATCGAATGAAACTTGAAGTTGTGATTCTTGCCCTCGTGTCTCTTTTAATACCTTACCAACCGACATGTTTTCACCTCCTCTCATTTACCGCCCTAGGATGAACTCTAGATGTATTATTAACCTGTGCCCCTCACCCGTGGGCTTGTCCATGTACGGTTCCCTAATAGGAGCCTTCTTTCTCACTTACCAATGCGACATACTTAGCTTTTAACTGTTCGAACTTTTCTTCTAGATGGCTAGCGGATATAATTGCGTTCTCACGGTAATATTGGATTGCTTCGTAGATACCTTTCATTTGTTTTTCAATCAGATCATCATTGCCGAAATCGTCTATTAATTGTTCAACACAATCGATTTGCTTAGATATTCCGTTATAAAGAAACTGTACTGCTGAAAATGGCATTAGTTCCAAATGATTCACCCCCTTTCTAGGCACTCAGATTGAATTCATGTGCGTGCTCTTGGATCCAATCTAAAAACTTCTGAGTTGGTATCTTGATATGTGCCTTCGGACTGTCACTGGTTCTGATAGCCGGAAACGTTGGATGCTTGGTGATCTCATACATTGTAGTAGTTCCAACTTTCAGTATCTCTTTAGCTTCTTTCACAGTGATTACTGGCGGATATCCATTCGTTTGTTGAGCCTGTACTATCTCAGCTTTAAGTTCTTCTTTCATCTTTGTTAGTTCTTCGCGGATGATCTTACGTAGCATATTCTCAAATGAATCCATGGTTTCACCACCTTACTTTGCTTGTTGAAGTAAACCTTGTTTTTGAAGCAGTCTACCAATGAATTCAATGCCTTTAGCAGTAACAAGAGTCTGTACCTTATTATCAGTTCGATTACTTCGAACGATAGGAACTTGCCTTACGCTGAAATAGCCACGATCTATGTACTCTTGGTAAGGCTCGTTGTTGTGACGTAATACTTTCTGTTCACGTAGAAACGCAAACATCTTGTTTCTACCCCAGTTGAACGATTTTGCCACTGCGCTCATGGTTTGAGCATTATCAGCGCTAGCGATTACATCAAACATTTCTGCTTTAGGAGCTGTAATTTTAAGCTGTTGTTCTAGTCTTTCTCTTGCTTCAACTTCATCAGCTAGTAATCGAAGTGCTTCCGAGAAAGTTTGCGGTAGTTGATATTTTTGAATAGAATATGATCCTGTTTTTCGAATTGATGGAATTACTTCATGAGTAATCCATCTTTTGAATTGTTTTGCTTCATGTTTATTGCTGGTCATGATCAAAGCATATAACCCTGATTCATTTACAATTGTTGTATTCTGTTCTCTGCCAAGTGAATCGGTGAGGTAAACTTTACTTACCTCATCTTCATCAAGTCTAGAAACGGCCACTTTATGATTCGAATGGTTTAGTACGTCACAGACATCTTTAGCAACAAACCACGGTTCATCATTTATGATGACTGTTCGAACTTGATGGTTTTGATAATTGAATACTTGTTGAAGTTGATTCATACGTATTCACCCCCTATGCGGTTGATGTTTTATGTTCTTTAAAGGAACATTCATCTTTAAAAAAAAGAGTCCAGTTAACATCAAGTTCTAAACCTATTAGTTTTGCAATAGGAACAGTTGGGGTTTTTGTACCATTCTCTATGTGAGTATAGTAGCTTCTAGATATTTTACACCTATCGGCAACTTGGGTTTGCGTTAACCCCTTTGCAATACGTTTTTCTTTAAGCCATTTTCTCAATTCATTTCACCTCCGAATTGTTCTTTTAAGTAACATCTTTATCTTTATTATATGTTCCCTAAAGTAACATGTCAACACTTAAATTATACTTTTTGGAACAAACATTTAAAGTTTCTAAAAGTAACATTATAATGGAAAGAAAGTTATAAAAATAAAATATTATAATGGTGGTTGTGTGAATATGTTTGGAAAGCGGTTGAAAAACATAAGAGAAAAAAAGAAGAGTTCGGATTCTAAATGGACTCAAGAGTATGTAGCAGATCTTATCGGTGTTGCTCGGTCTACTTATACTGCATATGAAAATGGAACTAAACAGCCTCCATTAGAAACTGTAAATAAAATTGCTGATCTTTTTGGAGTTTCAACCGATTGGCTTCTAGGTCGTGATTCTACTTCTTCCTCACATGATGAACTAGATGAAGAAATAAAAAAACTCCTAAACGACCCAGAAAACGGAATTTTCTTCAAAGACTATCTAAGTGCTCCAGAAGAAAAGAAAAAGCAACTCCGAGACTTCATGAAGTTCTTACTCGAGCAAGAGAAGGATCGAAAGCCTGGGGATAAGCAAAAATAAACTATAATACATCGAAGAAACGACTACCTACTCGGAGTCGTTTTCGTGCTTTTAAAGGGGAATGTCGAAATAGATCAGATTATGCCAAAAATATATAGGAGGGGTTACAATGGGTTCATATGAAGCAATGGAGTATAGAAGGTTTACATCTAAAAGTGAATTTGACAAAGCAATTCATACACTTGAAGGAATACTTAAAGGAATTGCTTTAGATACGAAGATTAACTCTAAAGAGATTGAGGAATTAAATCACTGGTGTATTTTGCATCGACGTTTCTTACATAAATCCCCATTCAAAGAACTTATCCCTTTAATAGAACAATCAATTGCTGATAATGAAATAACGATCGAAGAAAGAGAAGATATTTTATGGGTGTGCAATAACTGTAAAGCTGGCAATCAATATTTCGATGTCATTACATCAGATATTCAACGATTGCAAGGATTACTTCATGGAATATTATCAGATAATGAAATTAACCAAGAAGAAATAAGTGGACTTAAAGATTGGTTAAATGAAAATGAACATTTAGCTAGTACCTTCCCTTATGATGAGGTATACAGTCTCGTAGTTTCAGTTTTAGCTGATGGTAAATTAGATGAACAAGAAAAGAAACTACTAGAAGTATTTTTTACAGAATTTATTGATACCCAATCATCCTATAACATAAATAAGTTGGATCTGGAATTAAAAAAAGAAATAAAAATAAGTGGAATAGCTGCAATTTGTCCTGAAATTAAAATTAAAGGCAAAAGTTTTTGTTTTACTGGTGCTTCATCTCGTAGCACAAGAAATAAAATAAAAGAGCAAATAAGATCACTTGGTGGACGATTTAATGATAGAGTTACTCAATCTACTAATTATTTAATAGTTGGCGACTTAGGAAACCCTGCTTGGGCATTTTCATGTTATGGCAGAAAAGTTGAAAAAGCTATGCAACTTCGTAAAGCAGGGCAGAAAATTTTAATCGTTCATGAAAATGATTTTTGGGATCAGATAGAAGATTTGCGGATTGTAGATTTAGCTTAAACTTTAGACATTGTAAAAAAAGTATCCTAAATCATAGATTTTGATTTAAAAAATAAAATAATACAATACATCAGAGAAAACCGGCATCCATAGGATGCCGCTTTGTGTATATAGTATATAAAATAAGGGGGAAATTAGCTAATGGCTTATGGTGGTAAAGATAATACAATTGGTGAATGGTCAATTGATAAGTTAGCTTTTCTTGAAAAATATTTACCTATATTTGTAAATGCTACCAAAAGAGCGTTACATCGTTATTACATAGATGGATTTGCAGGAAATGGTGAATGGATACACCGAGAAACTGGTGAGTACGTCCCAGGGTCTGCGACAATTGCATTAAAATATGCCAATGATTTTACAGGACTTCATTTTGTTGAAATGGATCCAGATCGAGTAAGTAACTTAAAAAGATTGGTAAAAGATTTTTCCACTGAACATAAAGCAAAAGTACATCAAGGTGATACAAACATAATACTCCCAGAGATAATGAAAGGAATTCATCCAAAAGCCCCTACATTTGTCTTTTTAGATCCATCAGGAGACCAATTAAACTGGAAAACCATAGAAAGTCTTGCAAATTGGAAAACAGAACTCTTTATTCTTTATCCTTATCATATGACAATTGCAAGATATCTACCAAATGACAAAGATGAATTAAAAGATTGGCAAAAAGGACGCCTTAATAATTTCTTCGGAACCGATGAGTGGTACGATATATACACTTCAAATGATCGTCTTTACCTTTTATCTGAGCTACTTAATCTCTACAAATCTAGACTTGAAAAGCTCGGATATAGTTATTGCAACGTATCAGAAGTCTTTAAAAATACGACTGGTCAATATCTTTACTATATGATATGGGTTGGCAAAAACGCAGCAGGTAAAAAAATAATGGATTGGGTTTATAAGCAACAAAATCCTCAAATCTCACTAGACATATAAACTTTGCCAAAATAGAACTTTTGTTCGTTTTGGTTTTATGGTATAATCTTCTTGAAGGGAGATGTTTTTATGGCTGGATCATCATCAATTGAATGGACAGAAGCCACGTGGAATCCTGTCACTGGATGTACCAAGATTTCAGAAGGATGTAGGCATTGTTATGCGGAACGCATGGCAAAAAGATTATATATGATGGACAACCATCGTTATAAAAATGGGTTTAATGTTACGTTACACTATGATCTAATAGATCTACCCCTTAAATGGAAAAAGCCCAAAAGAATCTTTGTTAATTCTATGTCTGACTTATTCCATGATGATGTCCCATTTGAATTTATCCTTAAGGTATTTCAAACAATGGAAAAAGCATCTTGGCACACTTTCCAAGTGCTAACAAAACGTTCTGAGCGTTTACTTGAATTAGCTCCTCTCTTACCATGGCCTTCTAATGTTTGGATGGGAGTAAGTGTTGAGGATGAAAGAGTTATTGAGCGAATCGACCACCTAAGGAATACGCCTGCACAAGTGAAGTTTTTGTCATGTGAGCCATTGATTGGACCATTAAATAATCTAAATCTAGATAATATTCATTGGATTATAGTTGGTGGAGAATCTGGTCCGGGAGCTAGGCCTATGAAAGCTGAATGGGTTCGTTCAATACGGGATCAAGCTCACAATCAAGGGGTTGCCTTCTTCTTTAAACAATGGGGCGGCGTACAGAAACATCGAAACGGCAGACTACTAGACGATAGAGTCTGGAATGAATATCCTCAGTTACAATATGTATAATTTTTAAAAAATTTATAGCCCATTCGTGGGCTTTTTGTTTTATAATATATACGAACATATTTTCTTATAAACTCTCTTTCGAGAGCTTTTCTTTTACACTAAAAACAGAACAAATGTTTGTAGTAAGGGGGGAGTAAAAATTGTACAATTATAAGTTAACACCGTTAGAAAAATGGATAAAAGATTTTTATCTGCAACTAGAAATAACAGAACCGTATCAATTAGATATGAATGATATTGCAGCTAAGTTAAACATTTGGATTTACTTTGAAAATATGTCAAGTAGAGCAATCGAACGTAAAGGATTGGCTAGCATCATCGTTGATAACCGTCTATCCGTAGCTGAGCAATTGGAAGACTTCGGCCACGAAATGGCTCATATTCTTAGACAGTCCGGAAATCAAATGTTGCTTCCTGAGAGTTTTGTACAATTCCAAGAAGTTAAGGCAGATAATTTCGCACTTGAATTCTGTATCCCTACTTTCATGTTATTGAATTTCTCGCTCCCACAATCGAAGCTTGCGGCAATCAAATATATATCTGACACCTTCAATGTAACGTTAGAGTTTGCTAAGAAGAAACTTGCAAAGATAGAGCGCAACCTTTTGCAATCAAAATTAGATGAGCAGTTTCAATCTATGATCGAATATGAATATACATTGAAGAAAAGATACCAGGCTGATTTTACCGAAGTAAGGGAAAATAAGGTCTACTTTTACCAGAAGGGTGCTGGAATAAAAAATATACTTACCATTAAGGAGGAAGCCAAATGCTAATAGAAATTCGTTCTAACATATCATCTCTGACTAAGCGGGGCTTATATGATGCATACGAGATGGGTATGGTCGAGGCAAACTATCCAATCAATGTTGACTACGCTCTACAAATTAATGATTATGGCTTAAATTCGCTTGGGATTGATCAAGGGGATATTTTACTTGTAGAAAGAGTGAGATGGGTATCCTCTCCTATTCAGCTCGTTGTCGCAGTAATGGATGATGAAATGGTGGCTAGGGTATTCACTCAACGAGAAGATGAATCCATACATTTACTTGCTGATGGTGTTGAGGATATTGTAGTTTATCCGGATGAATTGAATATCATCGGAACCTGTTTATATTTTATTAAGCCTGAAACTGGCGAAATTAAAACAATCAATGCAGAAGATATGCTTATAAAGAGAGAAAGATTTAGGGGGAGATACAATGAAAGGACACGTGCGAAAGCGTGGATCTAAATGGGTTTTTGTAGTTGACGTAGGTAGAGACGAAAAAACAGGGAAAAGGATTCGTAAGTGGTTTTCAGGATACGATACAAAAAAAGCTGCAGAAAAATCAATGGCACAAAAAATACATGAGCTGAATACCGGTACCTATGTTGAACCATCTAAAGAGACATTAGCTTCATTTATTCAACAATGGCTCATAGAAAAGAAAAAGAATGTAAGAAACTCAACGTATGAAAGCTACGAAATATTATCAAAAGTTCACATCATCCCAAAGATTGGTCACTATCAACTAAACAAACTAAACCAAGTCCATATCAACAAATTTTATGATGAGCTTTCCGAAACGCTTTCTAATTCAACAATATTAAAAATCCATAAGATTCTAAAGATGGCTTTAAACAAAGCTGTCCAGTATGGCTATATTGCAAAAAATATCATGGGAGTAATTGATGCACCAAGACTAAATAAACCAGAAATGACCGTATGGAATGAAGAAGAAGTTAGAAGTTTCTTAGAAGTAGCAAAAGAAGAACGTTTGTATATCGCATTTCTCTTAGCTGTCACAACTGGTATGAGACGAGGAGAGATATTAGGGCTTAGATGGAAGAATATTGACTTTGAAAACTATTCCATCTCAGTTATCCAAACACTTTCTAATACAGGTGATCGATTTCAAGAGACAAAGACATCGAATGGTAAAAGATCGATTGCTTTACCTGTTGAAGTGATTGATCAACTAAGGCGCCACAAATTGATGATTGCAAAAGAAAAGCTGAAAGCAGGACCGGTGTATCAAGATAATGATCTTATCGTATGTACATCCATAGGTACAAAGATGTTACCATCTAATCTTAGACGAACTTGGAACCGTTTATTAGAGAAGTGTAATGTTCCCAAAATTCGTTTTCATGACCTTAGACACACTCATGCAACCTTACTATTAAAACAAGGGGTGCATCCAAAAATTGTCCAAGAAAGACTTGGTCACGCGAATATAAAAGTAACACTAGATACTTATAGTCACGTACTTCCAGGGCTTCAAGAAGAAGCGGCTAAACGATTTGGAGAATCACTTTTTAAAACTAAAAATAAGAACATCGATTCGCTTTAG